AAAGTTAGTCTTAGGAAACTTTACAGTTAAAGCAAAAGATGAAGACGGGGTTTCAGGATTTAGAATATACGATAAGTATGATTACCCTAATAATGATAAATGGTTTCAAGGTTCATTCCCTGAAATATTTAATGATGTAAAAGAAGCGGGCTTTGATACTGAAGGTCCTCTATCTCATATTATTATGAGTGCTATGGCAGGTGGTAAGAATGTAATGACCAGTGACGCTGAAGGTTTTATTAAGAATGGTGTTGCCGCTTTTTACCCTTTGTTACATACAGTAGGTGGTTGGGCTGCAAATGAAAACAGACCTGATGACGAAAAGTTAAACGTGAATGTTTTTATTCCATTTGAAAAGAACTCAATTCTTGCTAATGGTTCTGTAAATCCTGTTGAGTATCCTGAGCCAACCACACGACCTGATGATTTAGATACAGCGACAGCTATTGTTCCTAATGGCCCCATGGATGATGATCGTGCATCTATGTTTGATAACCTACTTAACTTTGTATTTCCTAAAGCTGAAGCATCAACTATCGAACCTGTTGTCGAACCTGTTGTTGAAACTAAACCTTTATCTTTTGGTGATAGCTTTAAGCAAGCTAGGGCTGATGGTTTAAAAGAATTTGAGTTCACAAACAGTGCCGGTAAGACTGGGATGTATACAACTGAGGTTGCACAATGAGTTCTCCTGCATGGACACGAAAGGCAGGCAAGAACCCTGAAGGTGGATTGAACGCTAAAGGTCGTGCATCATATAAAGGTGGCACATTAAAAGCTCCGGTTAAGAGCGGAGATAATCCAAGACGTGCGTCTTTCTTAGCTAGGATGGCAGGCAACAAAGGCCCTGACAAAGATTCCAAAGGTAAGCCAACAAGAAAATTATTATCCCTTAGAGCATGGGGTGCATCAAGTTCTAGTGATGCTAAGTCAAAGGCTAGAGCCATATCTAAACGTAACAAATCAAAGAAGAGGACAACGTAATGCCAATGGGTAAAGGAACGTACGGAACAACTAAAGGAAGACCACCTGCTAAGAAAACGTTATTAAAAGGTGGGCAAAAGAAACTTCCTACGTCTTTAAAGAAAAAAATTATGGCTAAGAAAAAGTAATGGCTGTTAATGAAGCCGGCAACTACACCAAGCCATCCATGCGTAAAGCTATATTTAATAGAATAAAAGGTGGTGGCAAGGGTGGCAAACCCGGTCAATGGTCAGCACGAAAAGCACAGATGCTTGCCAAACAATACAAAGCCAAAGGTGGAGGTTACACTTCCTAATGGCATTAAAGAAATCACAAAGGTCGTTGCGTGCGTGGACAAAACAAAAGTGGACAACCAAATCAGGTAAACCTAGTACACAAGGGAGCAAGGCTACTGGCGAACGTTACTTACCGGAGAAAGCAATTAAGGCTCTTAGTTCCAGTGAGTACGCCAAGACTACGGCTGCTAAACGCAGAACAGTTGCAAAAGGTAAACAGGTATCTAAACAACCCAAGAAGATCGCTAGCAAAACGAGAAACTATCGATCTTATTCATAGGATAAACAATGGTTAATATTTATTTTGAGATATTTAGGTTCACTAATAAAATAAGCAATTACTTTTATAATAGATATTGCCACAGTTTAAAAAGTAAACAAGTGGATAAAAGAACACGAGTTGTTAAATGAGGCTTCATAAATTAAACAAAGAAGACAGAGACATACTTCGCATTGTTGTTAAGCAAGTTCACTTCAAGCATTACCCTAAACAATTCTGCACCGACTATGAAGCTGACAAGATGATCTCGGCTATTGGACCTGAAGTAATTGAAAGATTAACTAAGGTCGGTAAGGATTTAAGAGTTGACCAACTTTAAATACAAACCTGATGGGGAAGTGGCTAAGTCTTTTTTAAAAGATGAAACCTTCTTCCGTGGTCTTCGAGGCCCAGTCGGTTCAGGTAAATCAGTGGCTTGTTGTGTGGAAGTGTTCAGACGAGCCTTAATGCAGGAGAAATCACCAGATGGCAAACGCAAGAGTAGGTGGGCGATTATCAGAAACACCAATCCTCAGCTTCGTACTACCACGATTAAGACTTGGTTGGACTGGTTTCCGGAAGAAGATTGGGGTAGGTTTTCTTGGTCAGTTCCATATACGCACAACATATCCAAAAGTGATTTGCAGTTGGAGGTTATATTCCTTGCACTCGACAGACCTGAAGACGTTAAGAAACTCCTCTCGCTCGAACTAACGGGCATATGGATTAACGAAGCTAGGGAAATTCCTAAGTCAATTATTGATGCGTGCACTATGAGAGTGGGAAGATATCCATCAATGCGGGATGGAGGTCCAACGTGGACTGGGGTTATCGCTGATACAAACGCTCCTGAAGAAGATCACTGGTGGCCAATCATGGCGGGCGAGGTTCCCATACCTGATCATATTAGTTCTGAAGAATCAAGGATGCTAGTCAAACCTGATAACTGGAAGTTCTACACTCAGCCTTCAGCTATGCTTGAGGTTAAGGATGAAGAAGGCAAGATCGATAAGTACAATCCTAATCCTGTTGCTGAGAATAAAAAACATATGATGACAAGTTATTACACTAACTTGATACAAGGTAAGACTAAGAGTTGGATTGACGTTTATGTTATGAATCGCTTAGGTCACATCCAAGATGGCAAGCCCGTTTATAATATGTTTCGCACAGACGTTCACGTGGCTAAAGAAGAAATACCTGTGGCTGATGGCATGCCTTTATACATAGGACTTGACTTTGGATTAACACCCGCTGCAATTTTTGGTCAAAAGGTTAGGGGCCGTTGGTTAATACTCCAAGAGATTGTTGCGTTTGATATGGGGATTGTAAGGTTTGCTGAATTGCTTAGGCAAGAGATTGCCCTTCGTTACGCTAACTGTGATGTTAATATATTTGGTGATCCGGCAGGTGACTTCAGAGCACAGACTGATGAAAGCACACCATTTCAAATACTCAGAGGAGCCGGTCTGAAGGCTAGACCAACTCATAGTAATGACGTGGCTCTAAGACTTGAATCGGTGTCAGGACCATTGCAACGAATGGTTGATGGTAACTCAGGTGTGCTGATTGATTACAGATGTAAGGAATTAATAAAAGGATTTGAAGGTGGCTATCACTACAGACGAATGCAAGTGTCGGGTGAACGCTATGAAGACAAACCATCTAAGGACAGGTTTTCACACATACATGATGCGTTGCAATACTTAATGCTTGGCTCAGGTGAGGGCAGGCAAGTGATGGGTCAGTTTAAAACAGTCAACGCTTTTAACGCTAAGACGGCCTTTGATGTGTTTACAAGACAACCAAAGCAACAAAGACGACAGGGTTTATGGTCGAGGATGTGACGTTTGTGCGTTGTGTCTTTATTAATTCATAGGTATGCGTAAAAGAAAAGGGAGTTATATATGTGCCTAGGCAGTAGTCCAAGAACACCTGCACCTGATCCACAAGTTGCAAAAGAACGTGAGTCAGAAAAAGCTAAGGAACAAGTTAAAACATCTGAGATGAAGCAAGAAGCTTTAGAAGAAACCGTATCACAGAAACGTAAGGGAACAGGAAGACGTTCATTACTGACTGGTTCAGGTGGCGGTATAGGTTACTATGATAGGTACTCTGCCTAATGATTGATTTAGCCCAAGGCTATATGGCTAAGTATGAAAGAGCCAAAACAATAAGACGTGAGTTTGAAGACCTCTATGATGAGATATTTGAATACACTCTTCCACAACGACAGGGTTTTAAAAACTACACCCCCGGTCAAAGACGTGACGATAGAATATTTGATGAGACCGCTGTTGTTGGTGTGCAAGAATTTGCATCTAGGTTGCAAGCCGGACTTGTTCCTAACTTTGCTCGGTGGGCTGACTTTGTTGCCGGTGGTGAAGTGCCTGAAGAAGAACAGGATGAGGTAAACAACAAGCTTGATAAAGTCACTGAATATATATTTGAAATTATACAAACCTCAAACTTTGCACAAGAAATACATGAATGTTTTATTGACCTTGCGTTAGGCACAGCCGTGCTTGCCATTACTGAAGGTGACGCTATTAATCCAATAAGGTTTCATTCTATTCCTTTACCTCATGTGGTTCTTGATGTTGGACCTGATGGTAGGATTGACCATGTGTATAGAGAGCGTGACTTAAAGTATGAAGACTTACCAGTGGCTTATCCACGTGGCACGTTTTCAGAAAAGACATTAGAAAAAATACAGAAGTATCCCGATAGTAAATGTAAAATCCTGGAGGTTTCCTGCAAGCTATACGATCAACCAAACGTTGAGCGTTATAGTTATATGGTTATTGAAATGGGTGATAAACAATTAATACTACAAGAAGAATACTCAGGGGTTGGCTCAAATCCTTTTATAGCGTTTCGTTGGAGCAAAGCTTCAGGTGAAATTTACGGAAGAGGCCCCGCTGTCAATGCGTTGAGTGCGATTAAAAGTGCTAACCTTACAATAGAGTTGGTGCTTGAAAATGCACAGATGGCTATTAGTGGTATCTATCAGATGGATGATGATGGAGTTATTAACGTAGACACAATTAACTTAGTGCCGGGAACTGTTATACCAAAGGCTCCTAACTCTCAAGGTCTGCAACCAATAAGGGCTGCAGGAAACTTTGATGTCGCTAACTTAATTTTAAATGACATGAGAAATAATATTAAGCGTGCCTTGTATAATGATATGCTTGGCGACCCGAATAAAACACCTGCATCAGCTACCGAGGTAGCGGAACGTATGGCTGACTTATCTCGTAAGATTGGTTCTGCATTTGGAAGACTGCAAGCTGAGATGGTTCAACCCGTTCTTCAACGTGTGGTTTATCTTTTAACAAAGCAGGGTAGGATAGAAATACCCACTGTCAATGGCAGAGAAGTAAAGATAAAAAGTGTTTCCCCACTGGCACAGGCACAATCAAATCAAGATATTGTTTCCCTAGATAGGTTTCTTGAAATGGTAGCAGGAAGGTTTGGGCCTGATGTCATTAATCTCCTTGTCTCCTCAGAGGAAACAGCAATCTATCTAGCCAAGAAATTTGGGGTGCCAGACCATTTAATTCGTGATGTAGGAGAACGAAAACAAATGGTTGAGATGGCACAACAGATGCAACAACAAACAGGAATAGACCCAAATGCAAACCCAAACATCCAAACACTTGGGGGTTGACGGATACCCCCGCTCACAAGAACAAGATCAAAAAATCTCCCTCGACTTAGCTAGTACACTCAACACCCCGAGTGGACTAGTTACGTTGCAGTATTTAAAATCAATAACCATTGAAGCTATATCGGGACCTAACATTACAAGTGAAGAACTCAGACATCTTGAAGGTCAAAGGTATCTAGTGGCTTTAATAGCTAAACGTATTCAACATGCAGAGAGGATAAACCATGGAAGAAACATTACTACAACCCCAAGCTGAAGCCCCAGTTGAGGCAACAACAGAAACGCAGGTGGAAACCCCGGCGGTTGAACGACCTGAATGGTTGCCTGAAAAGTTTAACGATCCGGCTGATATGGCAAAAGCCTATAGTGAATTAGAAGGTAAGCTTGGTAAAGGCGAAGACGAACTACGCACTAAACTAATGTCAGAGATGGAAACCGAAGCGTTTGCTGAACGACCGGCAACTGTTGGTGAGTATGTTTTACCTGAGACTGTTGATGAAACCGAAGCCGTTGATAATGAATTGCTTGACTGGTGGTCTAACTATTCATGGAACAATGGATTAAGCCAAGATGAATTTGCTGAAGGCATTGCAAAGTACGCTGACGCTGTGGCAGGAAAGCAACCTGACTTAGAAGCCGTGCGTAAAGACTTAGGTGACAACGCTAACATGAGAGTGGAAGCTGTGCAGTTATGGATGAATAAGTTTTTTCCCGACCAAAATATGCAACAAGCCGTGGCTGAACTGGGTTCATCATCAGCCGGCATCAAAGCCTTAGAACATATCATTGAACAAACAAAAGGAAGTAATGTGGCTACCCCATCAGTGATAACTGGTCAGGTAACGCAAGCTGACATTGAATCCAAGATGAAAGACCCGCGTTACTGGCAACAAGGCAAACGTGACAATGCGTTTATTCAAGAGGTGAACAGTGACTTTAAACGTCTTCACGGGGGAGGGTAATTACGGAGTTGCTAGGGTAGTCGAAGGCCATCCTAGTCACGCTCATTATCTTCAACACAAACTAAGATCAACGGATGTGCGTGAATGTATGATAGCCGGTGAAACGCCTTGGCGTGCTTTGATGTCACCACTACAAAATAGTGGTGCTGAAACCTTTACGGCTTTAGTGGATGATAAACCTGTGATGATGTTTGGGGTTGTGCCCGAGCATGAACTAGTTGGAACTATATGGATGCTATGTTCTGACGTGGTGGACAAGCATCCTAAAACATTTCTTAAATGGTCGCCGGCTTTCTTAGATTACTTTCAAGATCAGTATTATTTATTGCAGAACGTATGCCCTGTCGAACATTACAAAACGCTAACGTGGCTAGGGTATTTAGGCTTTATGATTATGCCCAAATCCTTTGAGGTTAATGGGCATCAGGTGTTACGATTTGTGCGTTGTCAGGAAAGTGAAACTATGCAATTCAATTAGTACACACGGCCTGTAATAAGCGGACAGCCCTAACGGATAACTGGATGAGGCAAAGAGCAGATAACCGAAAGCAACCTTAACAACTAATCTGCTTTTGCAGGGAAAGGATTGATAATGGCTAATACAATAGATACAGCTTTTATCAAGCAGTTCGAGAGCGAAGTACACATGGCTTATCAAAGAATGGGTTCAAAGTTAATGAACACAGTTCGTAACGTAAGTAATGTTGCAGGAAGCGTGGTACGCTTTCAAAAAATCGGTGTCGGTTCTGCTTCAACGAAATCACGAAATGGTATGATAACTCCAATGGAGTTGACACACACCACAGTCGAAGCGACTCTTCAAGACTTTTATGCCGCTGAGTATATAGATAAACTTGATGAGTTAAAAACAAACATAGACGAACGTCAAGCTATAGCCACAAGTGCGGCTTCAGCTTTAGGTCGAAAGACTGACGAGATACTTGTAACCGCAATGGATGCCGGTGCTAGTTCAACTCAAATAAACGCAACAAACGCTGCTGTTGAAAAAGCAGACTTGTTAACTTTGTTTGAAACGTTTGGCACAGCAAACTTACCTGAAGATGGTGGTCGTTATTTGGCTATGAATCCTAAAGGTTTTGCTGATCTGTTTCTTATTGAAGAATTTGCATCATCCGATTACGTCGGTGATCAAAGCCTTCCGTATGCAGGTGGTATGACTATGAAAAATTTCTTAGGGTTTAACATATTCTCAACGTCAGCAATCGCAGGTGGTAAGAACTTAGCTTATCATAATAGTGCAGTTGGTCTTGGTATTGGAGCGAATGTTACAACCGAGTTAAACTATGTACCTGAAAAGGTTTCACACTTAGCAACATCAATGATGTCCATGGGTGCTGTCGTAATTGACGACAACGGCATTTATGAAGTCCTTGATAATAACGGATAGGAGGATATAACATGGCTTATGGAGCAAGTGGACTAATACGATTAGCCGGAGGAAGTGGATTCAACCTCTGGGGTTATCAAACTGTTGATGCTATTGCAACTGTAAATAGTGCAAACTATTTTAATGGTGCAGCAAATATGCTTAACGTTCGTGACGTTATTCTTGTGGTGGATAGTAATGCACCAACAACAAGTTTTGTCACTGTGTTAAGTAATAACGGTACTGCCGTTGATGTATCTGATGGTACAGCAATAGCAGAAACAGATAGCGACTAATAACTAATGGCATCAACGGCATCTAATTCAGCGTTGGATATGGCATCAAGGGCACTCGTGCTTATTGGTGCCGAGCCAATCACTTCTTTTGAACTTAGTACAACAGAAGCTTTGGTTGCGTCTAACATGTATGAAGATGTCGTTCGCTCATCATTATGCGTTGCCCGTTGGAGGTTTTCTTCCGAACAGGCAACGCTTAATCAACTCACCGATACACCAACGGGCCGGTTTGATATTGCTCATCAACTACCGAGTGATCTACTTATGTTACACGCTGTAACAGTTAACGATAATAAAATTGATTACACAATCTATGGTGATAAAGTTTTTTCAGATTCATCAACTAGTGACAGTTTAATTGCAGACTACACCTTTCGTGCTCCTGAAACATCCTTCCCATCTTACTTTTCACTAGCTGTGCAATACGCTTTAGCGTCTGTGTTTGCCACAGCCATTGCACGTGATGACAAGTTAATGGAAATGATGGAGGTCAAGGCTGAACGATTAATGGCAAAGGCACGCAACTTAGACAGTCAACAACAAACAACAAGGTCCTTGTCAACAACGAGGTTTAGTTCAAATAGGCGAAGCTAATGGCTAGGATAAGAATACCACAAAATAGTTTTACGTTTGGTGAAGTCAGTCCGTCATTAACATCAAGAACGGATTCACCTATATATAAAAACGCTGCTGAAAAAGTCAGGAATTTCTTTATACGTGGTGAAGGGGGGTTAACAAAACGACCCGGCACTAAGCGTTGGCATAACTTTGCGTCGGCTCCGGCTTATTCATCAGGTCTAAGACAGACGTTAAGAATAGAACCTTTTATCTTTTCAGATGACGAGCAATACATAATTGCGTTTAGTAACACGCAGATTGATGTGTTTCAAATTAGCCCCAGTGATGCAACTATATCAAAGATACAAACGATTACCTCTCAATCGTGGTTGGTTAACACAAGCTCTGCACCTTATTTAGAAGAGTACACCTTTGCACAGCAAGGTGATATAATGTTTATCTGTCATCAAACTGTAGCCCCACGTAAACTTGTGCGTACTAGTCTTACTTCATTTGCTGTGGAAACGTTTGCTTTTGAAGAGTCAGTTGATAGTGAAAACGTTTTCCAACCTTACTATCCGTTTCAAACGTTAGGGGTAACGCTTGCGTCTAATGCAACAAGTGGTTCAGGTAGAACCTTAACCTCTAGTGCTAACTATTTTGTATCAGCCCACGTTGGTATTTATTTAAAGATAGGTAACGCTGAAGCTAAGATTACAGGGTTTACTAATGCCACAACAGTTACGGCTACAATCTATGGAACGTTAAGACAGCAACTAAATAATGATGCGTTAAAGACAGCCGAGGGTAGTGGCACAATACAAGTCACTCATGCGTTGCATGGTTTAGCCGTTAATGCATCTATTGTAATTGATAGAGCCGGAACTGTGGGCGGTGTGGCTATTAGTAATATTAATGGCAGTCGAACTATCACAGCCGTAGTTGATGAAAACGTTTATGAATTTACAGCCGGTGGTAGTGCAACAGCTAACGCTTCGGCTGATGGTGGAGGTGCTCCTCGTGTTGCCACAGGTTCAGCAACAACCGAATGGCAAGAGCAAAGTTATTCAGCGGTGCGTGGATTTCCTGCGGCAGTTACGTTTCACCAAAACAGATTATGGTTTGGAGGTACACTTGCACAACCTGATGGTATATGGGGTTCTAAGTCTGGGCAGTATTATAATTTTGACGTTGGTGATGCATCCGACAATGACGCAATAGATTTAACAGCCAACGTTGGTGAGATATTTACCATTAGACATTTAGTCTCGAACAGAGATTTGCAGGTGTTTACCACTGGTGCTGAGTTGTTTGTTCAAGCTCCAACAGACAAACCTGTCACTCCGGCTAACGCACAGATAAGACGACAAACGCCTTTTGGTTCATCTTTTGTAAGACCCACTGTGTTTGATGGTGCAACTTTATTTATACAAAAAACAGGAACAGCGTTACGAGAGTTTCTCTTTACCGATAGTGAAGCGTCATACACAGCCGTTGCTGTGTCCATGCTTGCACCACATTTAATTGTAGACCCGGTGCAACAAGCCTCTATTAAAGGAGCTTTGAATCGCTCTGAGTCCTATGATTTCATTTTGAATAGTGATGGCACCTTAGCTGTGTTCTATTCGATCAGAGGCGATCAAAAGCAAGGGTGGTCTTTATGGGATACGCAAGGCAAGTGGCATTCAATATGCTCAGTGCATGAACGATTATTTGTTGCGTCGTCACGAGATGATGGTTCAGGAACAACAAAGTTATTCTTAGAAGAGTTTCAAGTTGATATGCCTATGGATTTTTGCAACGTCTTTAGTGCATCAAGCAGTGTGTTTGGAAGTTTAGGAACGCACTTTGCTAACAACGCTGTGGTAAAAGCTACCAACGGCAATGATTATCTTGGTGAGTTTACTGTGGCTAGTGCACAGATAGACGCATCTTTATCCAAGGCAAGTGTATCCACTGGCTTTATAGGTTACGCTTTTACCCCACTCATAACAACCTTGCCAGTGGATGCTCAAGTTATTGGTGGACCTTTGACGGGAGAACCAAGACGGATTAGCCGAGTGGTGCTTGATTTAGAATCCACCCTTGCTGTGTCAGTGAATAACAAAGACTTGGTTTTTAGAAATGTAACGGATGATATGTCAGAAGACAGAGTGGCAATAACAGGAAAGGAAGAGTTTAGAATACTGGGTTACAGTCGTGACCCACGTGTGTCTATATCTCAAAGCTTTCCGCTTAACTTAGAAGTGAAAGGTATGGTTGTGGAGGTAGCGTTCGGATGAGTTGGTGGATGGTAGCCGGTGCCGTTGTTAGTGCTTATGGTGCAATGCAAGCGGGCAAAGCAAGAGCAGCCGAAGCACGAGCACGGCAGGCTCAATTAGAAGAACAAAAGAAAGACGCAGAAGTTGTGGCTATGCAAGAGCATAACATTCGTATGGCTAATCTTGATGCATTACTTGGTTTAAATAAATCACTAGCCGGTGTGATGGGAAGAGATAGTGGCAGTGATAGATCATTAAACGCTATTCGAGAGTCGGCTAAACTGGAAGCGGTAACGGATGATAGTCGAGCACGCTATCAATATATAAGCGAACAAAGTCAACGTTCAATGGGAATACAGATAGCCGGTATGCAGGCGAAGAACGCTAAGCGTGCCGGGCAATATAAAGCTATGTCAAGTCTGCTTTCAGCAGGGCATCAGTATTCACAAATTACCCCGGGAACAGGAACAGGTTAATGGCAGAGTTTGTAAGAGCAAAAAAAGCATCATTCATTAACAAACCTATGGGTGTGATTAACACAGCGACAGGTGCAGGCGAAGCCTTTGATCAGTTGTCACGATTGGGTGATCAAGCTCAACAAATGTTTTATAAAGAAGCTGTTATCAATCAACAAAAAGCAGGGAAAGATTACGTTGATAACTTAAAGGTGCAAGCTAGAAATAAAAAAGGTGAGTTTATCTACGCTGAATTAGATAAGAGTTTAAGTAAAGTGGCAACAAGAACAGCCGAACCATTGCTTAGAGAAAAAATGTCAAACGCTTTGCTTGTGGATGCAAGCAAGCAACTTACAAGCCTACGTGCTAAGTCAGCAAACGCTGAAGACTTTAAAACGCAGGCTAACAATTACATTGATAAATCTATTGAACAACTTGACAACACAGGTGGTGGTGATTATTCCGCTGTCTATCAACGGCTTGCCACTAAAACTATGGCTCAGCATTTAAACCATATGGTGTTAGCTGACGCTAAAGAAGCTGAACTTATCAACACACAAAACGCTTTGGCATCTATAGAGATAGGAAAGAATGAACTGTCTGTTATGTTAAGTGAGGGCGTTAATACTGTTGAGGGTGATGATGGTGAAATATATTCCTTTGAACAAATGGTTGGCACACTAAAAGGTAAGGCTGAAAGATTGTTGGCTGATGGTGACATACAAGCCCCTAAATATCATGACATAATAAATAATATAGATAAGACAACTATGGATAGTATTATTAATTATAAGATCAATCCTATGAGCACAAACCTTGATGTTAATAGTTTGTTTATTATGGAACAGGCTATACGAACTGGTGAGGTTAATGCAAAGGACATGGCAATGTTAAGCTCTTATGACATTGACCAAGAAGATATAAACGCTATGAGAAGTAAACGAGCTAATCGTGATTATCATTCTAGTCGTGTGGCTAACATCAGAAGCATTGTTAATCAAAGGGTTACAGCTTTAAACAAAGGCAATGAATTAAAATCTTTTTCAATGAAGTTAGATAATAAATCTATCTATTCTATGAAGCCAAAACATCAAACCATGTATGATAAAATTCTTGGTAACAAATATATGGGTGATGGTCAGACAATTACACCACAATGGGTTTTGCAGAATTGGGAAACAAATGAAGATTTTTTAAGTGATTCATTGCGTGGGTCACGATTACCAATGGCTGTTGAAACTATTTTTAATAATGCAGAGTTTATATCTCGTCTTAACACTGAAAGCCCACAGCTTGCTAAAGCTAATCTTATTAGTGGTATAAAGTTATTCTCTAACATTGTAATGCAACAAGACACTGGTGGTAACAAGATGTATGAGTATGGGCTAAGCACGGATGCTCATAGTAAATGGTTAAGATTAAAACGATTAAGTGAGCAGTATGGTGATGAAAGAGTAACAGAGTTTGCCACAAAGATATT